AACAACCAAATGGCCGTAGACTACCTTCATGGTGTCCACTCCGTATCTTCGGGATAGGATTCTCCTACGGCAAACCATAGACCTCCTGTAGCAACGACAACAGTTCCGATAACTGCGGCCTTTACAACTCCTTCAATTAGTCTAGCAATCATTTACTTATCCTCCTCATTTTTCTAAAACATGTATGACAAATTTGGTGGTTTGGATGCAGAACATCCTCCCATACATGGCAGACTCTACAATGCTTTGTCATATTTCCATCTCCTTGGCAACTCTAGCCGCTTCACGAATAGCCTCTCTAGCACTCGCTGTTATGCTAGCCGCTAGTTTTGAATCTGCCCATCCGAATCCCTTGAAAGCAAGAATGCCGTAGAAAGAAGCCATCAGCCTCTTCACAGCCATTTGGTTGTTGTTCCACTTTACGACATCACCCTTCAAACCATTCTCTCTTGCTTCCTTCATCTCCTTTTTGTAGTCGTTTCTCAACGCCTTCAACTCAAGAATTGAACGAGGAAGTAGCCCTAGTTCATCCGTTTTGAAGTAAACCATGTCCTCGGTGTAGTCTTCGGGCAGAGGTTGGAGATTTTGGGGGGTGTTCAAATCTGCCCCGAATAAGGTGGGTGTATCGCTGACGGTTTCAAAACTGATGTTGCGAGCGACTATCATTGAAGGATAGAGGCCAGCAAAATCAAATGCCGCTACATTGAGGTGTAGTCCGTTAGTTCCTCCCTCCTTAACAGGATGATAAATCATAGCCCCCGAATACGACAATGACTCTCCACACTTCTTGCAGGTCTTGAGTTGCTTGTCTTTAGGATTCTCAAATCCACATGCTTCACATTTCTTCGTCTTCAACTTCTTTCCAGTCTTACACTTCCAAGAAGCGTTTCGCATGAAGTAGATAGAACCCATGTGTGAAGCAAAAAAGCAAGATTCAAAGGGAGCCTTTAGCAATCTCTGTAAGGCAATAATAGCCTCACTACAATGGTTCTCTTCATCAATTCTACGAAGCAATTCTACATCTGTAATCGTGTATTGTAGATAGGATTCTGTGTCCTCAAGCCAAGCCCTAGAATAGAATTCGTTGGGGTCTGTGAACTTCGTCTCAATGTGTTTACCTTCCCCAAAAAGAGTCTTGGAAACGAAATCCAAGGATAGACTTGGCAGAGTTCCCTTCTGTGCATCATTCCATTGTCGCTCAAAAGCAACATCAAGGTTGAGCATAAGCCTCCCCTTAACGGGCTGTGCAATAGGAGAATACCCCTTCTCCTTTGAGAATGTTAAGTTCCCTTCTATGTCTTCATTCACCCCATCAATAACTCCCATTGGAGAAAATACTCTTGGGTCAATACCGTTAGCAACACATCTGCTTAACAATTTCGGCAAGTCAAACTTAAGACCAAACCAAGCAATCATCATGTCGGGATTTTTAGCACAGAGATAGCCTAGAAATTCTCCAAGCATTTCTTCTTCACTATTAGAACGCCAAAGTAAACAATGATATCCTTCAATGCTTGGCTCACTAAGTTCTTCATGATTTCCATCGGGATGCCAAACCCAAGTGTTGAACTCTTTCGTTTCGTTATTGTAGAGGGCGATTGCTGTAATTTTGCCGTCATGTTCTCCGCCTTGTTGCCATTCCATATCCCAATAGAATTTCGTAAGTTTGTATTCGGGCATTTCTGTAATGTTGTCCACAGCGTATCGGTTGATAACGGATACATCAGCCTCGTAGGTCATGTCTCCATTAATCGGGTGAATGAACGGCTTCTTTGCGTCTTCAACATGCCGAGGCAAATGGTAATACACTTTTTTTAATTTCTTGCCATCAATTGAATACCATTCTCCTTGCTCATAGGTTAAAGGCCTTTTTAGATAGGGGCCAGTTTTGTATGATTTTACTTCTTTGTAGGTGGCGGGGACGAAAAAATACGGGCGGTGTGTTGCCATTTGAACCTGAAATTTTCCGTATTCGTCTTTCCAAGATTTGTATATTTGATTTTCATTATTCGCAATAATCATAGATTTTCCCTCAACTAATTCTAGGCGCACGAATGATAAAACGGTTGTTAGAACAAGCAAAAACGGGCGATTCGTCCTTCAAGAAAAGCCAAAAGTTTTCATTGAAGAATTTGTAAATTGGTGCTGATATCTCTACAATACTGGCCTCACCTTCACTAGTAAGAGGCATAACATTCCGTGTGAAGTTTTGAGAATTGGATTCTGCGCTAATGGCTAATCCATCACGAATGGTATAGTGTAGTTTGAATCCCATACCTATCCTTTCTGCCATTTTAACAGCCGTTGCGAATTCGTTATTGTCCATCTCTAAGGCTGTCTCGTATTGTGTTTTACCGAAAGAAGGTAGAGTCATTGAACTTTGGAATTCATTCGCCAAAGGCATAGAATTACCTTTCACCATGTCAATAGCGCCTTCGTATGGGTGTTCTGTCATGATTGAGATTGAAAGATTCGTGTCATTTGTAGACAAAACAAGCCTACCTCTTTCTAATGAGAGAGTAATATTTTCACCAAGGTCTTTCAAGAACCCATTAGTGTTATCCGTGTCAAACACTACCTTCTCGTTTAACTGCAAACCACCTTCTTCAACAGTTGGTGTAGCGGAAATAGCGCACATTGTAATCGTGGAC